CCCACTACAATATCTTATAACATAAGCCATCCAGTTTTTAGCCACAGGTGAGTCAACTAAACTAAGTAAATTATAGTAGTCGATAGGTCTTGAAGTCATTGGAGTTCCTGTCAATAACCAAAGTCTATCGACCCTTTTTACAATATCATTTATTAATTTGGTTCTCTGAGCTTGAGCGTTTTTGATATAGTGTGCTTCATCAATAATAACCAAATCAAAATTGGCTCTAAGAATTTCCGAATCATCTTTCTTTTTAGGGTCATGAAAATTTTTTAAAATGTCAAAATTTATGATTACAAAATCATGTTCTGTACTAAAATGTTTACCTTCAGCAATATAGATTGATTTGTCCGAATAATTTTCGATTTCTCTCTTCCAGTTTATTTTAAGTGTTGCGGGACAAATGATAAGAACCTTTTTAGCTCCTGATTCTAAAGCCGAGATAATAGTTGAGGTTGTTTTTCCCAAACCCATATCATCGGCTAAAATGTACTTTTTGTTTTCTACCAGTTTTTGTATGGCTTCTTTTTGATGTGAAAGGGGGGGTCTGTGAGAATATTTGTCGTAACTAATCACAACATCTTTAACGGTGTTGTCTTTTATAATTGATGCCTTAGGAAGCCAAAAGTCGTGGAGCTGTTCCGATTCCCAAACTTTTCCCCATATGTGGTAAGCCTTATCTTTCTCAGCAAGTAACTTTTCTACCCAAACTTTTTGGGGTATTTCGGTGTACATCTTATCATCTGCCATTTTTTGTGCAAAATAAGCATCTAATACTACCCACTTTTTAGCCACTTTGGGTTGTTTGTCGTGATTGTTAATGATGTATTCTGATTGACTTCTAGTTGGGTAAAACTTTTTATTTACCTGAGACTTTCTTTTGAGTTCCAGCATATAATTGTTAAACCCTTCATATTGTTCTAAAAGCGTCAGAGCTTTTGACTCAAGTGATATGTCTGATATACTCATTTTAAATCTATGTGACTTCTTCCGTCAGACCAATAGTTTTCGTCTCCATAGTAGGTTACAATTTCCTCGTCTTTACCTATTGGTTTAAGTGCTATGAATCTTATTGTTTCTTTTTCCAAATCATCTTCCCATGTTGCGTTAGGGGTTTCGGAATGATTGTAAAGTGAGCCATACCCTAAAGCAATTATGTGATTTACCCAATTTTCGCCTTTAGGATAAACGAAGGTGTAATCAAATAGTGTGTAGTTAGTTTCTCCTCTTTTTACAGGTAATCTTAAAAAGAGACATTCCTCTATTAACTCACCTTCTTTAATGTCTTCAGTTGCAAAAACACCCCATCCGTGGATTGGGCTTTTTTTAACTTGTATCTTATTATGTTTTTGAATTTCCATTTGGAGTAAATATAATAAAGATAAAAGTATTTATCAATATGGCAGAGAAATTAGTACCTATAACACGACTTGGTAAATTTTTTGGTGGAGAAGATTACTCCTTAGATATTGGTATGGGCGAAGAGTGGTTGATTGGAGATATGAACTTCACTGTTATTCTTTACAGAATCGACAGATACAAAACAAAAACAGATGATGTCTATGGTGAAGTATTAGAAGATGGTATACAATTCATGGCCCCTGTTGAACTAAAAGGATATGTACAGGTCTCGGCTCCTACGAATAAAAATGTTGGTCAATCTAAAATTGAACAACAAGAGCCAGGTAATATGAGGTTCTCAATATATCAAAAAACTTTGGATGATTTGGGTGTTGAAATATTCATGGGTGACTATTTTGGTTACTATGAAACTGAAGACAGAGTTAGATATTATGTTGTAAGTGATGACGGTTATGTAAGGTCAGATAATAAACATACCTATGGTGGTTACAAACCATTCTACAGAACAGTGGTTGCAACATGGGTTAGTGAAAATGAGTTTAACGGAATTTAATTTATATGAGGTACATTCTTAAAGAATCACAATTGAATTTATTGATTGAGGCAATTGAATACGACCCCAACGTTGAAACAATGCAAAAGTTTTTAAAATCAAAAGGATATGATTTAGGTGAATACGGTCCAAATAAGGATGGTATAGACGGCAAACTTGGACCATTGACTCGAGCAGCAATGGAACAAGAATTTGGTATTAAAATAAAAAAGAAATCAGGGGTTAGTTCTGAAAAATTGGGCGAGTACGATGCTATTTTAGTTGGGGGTTTGGACAACAGGCCTAATGATTTGGATATAAATTCACAGGTAAGTCTTTTTAAACAAGGGTTTGGTTCCAATAAAAATGTTAAAGGGTTTAGATTTAGTACTCCAACATCAACAATAATTGATGTTATAAAATCTAATTCAGGAGTTCCTGTCTATCTTTTCAGTGCTGGTTGTAGAAAGTCTGATGAGATTGCAAACGCAATGGGGAAATATAAAGATAGGTTATATATAATTGAACCTTATGCTGCTGGTAGTGAAACAAAATATAATGTGAGAAAAGCGGTAAGTAGCGGTGTTCCCTCTTCAAATGTTTTTGTGGGAGGTTCGGTAGGAAGGGGTCAAGGTATTGTCAGTGGTGCCAGTTCATCAAAATCTTCTTCTCATTGGAATGCTCTTAAAACTGTCGGCTCAATGACAAAAACAAACTAAGAATATGCCATTACCAAAACAAGTCATACCAACACTTCCGTTAGTTCCTAAGAAAACTCTTTCCGCTAGAAGGGAACAACTTTTGGAATATATTAATAAAGATGGGACTTATTTACCGAAGTCTGTTCTTCATGCTGATTTAGATAGAGGTATGTTGGATTTTGTAAAAAATGATTTAAAAGTTGTGACAGGTGGTAAAACAGTTCCAATGGTTGATATTATTTTAACAACTCAAAACTGGAGTCAATACGTTGAGACTGCAACCTTCGTAAATTTGGATTATAATGTTGAGCCTCCGTTCATTACTGTAGTTAGAAGTCCAGAGGTTAAATATGGAACTAACCCTTCTCTACAATACACAATACCAAATAGAAAACAATTTTATTATGCTTCTGTTCCTACTTGGAATGGTAATGAGCAAGGTATGGACATTTATACAATACCCCAACCTGTTCCTGTAGATATTAATTACAGTGTTAAAATTGTTTGCAATAGAATGAGAGAACTTAATCAATTGAATAAAATCATTCTTCAGAAGTTTTCATCTCGTCAAGCCTACACATTCATAAAGGGTCAGTATGTTCCAATCATTATGAACAACATTGCCGACGAATCACAAATGACCATGGATGCTAGAAAATACTACGTTCAAAGTTATGATTTCACAATGCTTGGTTACTTAATTGATGAAGAAGAGTTTCAGGTTAAACCTGCTATTGCAAGGGTTGCTCAGATTATGGAATTAGATAATTCAACGTTGAGTAAAAAAAGAAAAAAGTTTCCTGAGAATCCCGATGAGTTTCTTTCTAATTTTCAATATGTTGTGGGAAATAACACACTATCTGAATTTATTGATTTCACTGCAGATATGACGTGGATTGGTTCGGAGAATATCAGTACTTTCGATGTTTTTATAAATGGGGACTATTTTGGTTCGGATGTTAATTTAATACAAATTACTACTAACGATATATTGACAATCACAGTCACGAAACAAGACAACACTCAAGAGGGATATATTAAGTTCGATAGTAAGTTAGTTTAGTTTTCACCGTACACATCTTTCTTTTCTACACACTTTTCTAAGATTAAATTTTCTAAGAACTTATATATTTTAATACCCCTCTTATCACAATACTTTTTTAGTACTTCATGAACTTCCGGTGCAATCTTGATATTCTTTATTTCTTTCTTGTTTTTCATAGGTAGAAAAAAGGCAGAATTTATTCTCCCCTTTTACAAATAGATATTCAAAAGTCAAGTTTTTTCATTCACTAATGAATATTTATCAATAAAATAAATCTGCATAGAATAATTTAATAATGGCAACAGCACAAATCACAAACTATGATGAGTTTCAGGCATACTTCGGAGGTACTGAACCAACAAAATTCGTCAACACACAAATCCCTAAATACGAAGCGGCATACATAGCCAAATCTTACTTACAACAATCTAATCAATTGTTTGTTACAAGAATCCTTGGTTTATCTGGTTATGACGCGGGTCCTTCTTGGAGTATTAAAGTTGTGGCGAACGTAGACCCAACAACAGTTGGACTCAATCCAGCGACTGCAACTCCTTTTACGGTAAATTTTACGGGAAGTTCTTCTGGGAATACAATTTTTTTCCAAAATTCTTTTCCTTCACAATTTAATAACTCAATCAATTCTCAATATAGATTGAATGACGGAAGTACTTCAAGTATCCAAGCAGATATTTTAGGATTTTGTCAAGATATTATTGAAACAAATTCATTGTCTTCAACTACTGCAAATGTTTATGGAGCAATCCCTGAAAGTGATTTTTATCTTCTTTCTACTGGTCGTAATTTAGTAAACGTATATAATTGTGAGAGTATTAATTTAGCTACTAATGATTTAACAAGTGGAAGTAATGACGCTTGGTTCTATGCAAACTTTAATAACTACAGTGGAAATAACTACTCAGGTTATTCAATGGATTATGTAATATCATCTTTCATTACAGGTTCGTCAGATTCTTTCTCGGGGACTGTTTCAGGAAATGTTTATACGTGGTCAGGTACTGCGTTTAGTGAATATAATAACATGGTTGTTGCAACTATCCGTTCGAGAGGTATATCTCTTTATGAGAATAATGCTTTAAGTAACGCTCACGGTCCGATTTATGAAGTAAATTCAGGTGGGACTGTTTCAGGTTTAAGTGCACTTACAATGGTTTGTTCAGGACAATACTCAGGTGTTTCCATGAATCCATATGAGACATTCTTATTATCTGGTGTTACGAAAGATAATGACAACTTCAGTTTTGAGGTTTCACTTTCGGCTTTATCGTCTAAGTTCATCACTAAAGTTTTGGGTGTAGACAATTTCGGAAAATCAAGACAAGAGGTTCCTGTTTATGTTGAGGAGGTTTATCCGGCTTCTTTAGCTTACGCTTATAATCAAAGTTATATTCGTGGTTTGGATTGTGAGTTAATAGGACTACCTGGTGCTAGAACTGAAAACCCAAGCTCTATCGCATACAATTTAGAAAAATACCAATCTCCGATGACTCCTTTCTTGGTGTCTGAGTTGAGAGGTAATAAAGTTTACAAACTATTCAGATTCATTTCTATTTCTGATGGAGATTCTGCGAATGTAGAGGTTAAGGTTTCAATATCAAACTTATCATTCAACAACATGACATTTGATGTGTTAGTTAGAAATTTCTTCGATACTGACGCAAATCCTGTTGTAATTGAGAAGTTTACAAACTGTACAATGGACCCATCATCTAACAACTTCGTTGCTAAGAAAATTGGTTCATCAAACGGAGAGTTTGCTCTTATTTCTAAATTCATTATGGTTGAAATGTCTGATGAAGCACCAATAGATGCATTACCTTGTGGTTTCTACGGTTATACTCAAAGAGAATATGCATCCACACTTAATCCTTCACCTGTACCTAAGTTTAAAACAAAATACTACTTTCCAGGTGAAGTAATATATAATCCACCTTTTGGAGTTTCCTCTGGTGGTGACAACACAGTTGAATCTGCTGGCGATGTTGTAAGAAGAACTTATTTAGGTTTTTCAACTCAATTCGGGGTAGATGAATCGTTATTAACATATAAAGGAAAACAAACCCCATTAAATTGGATTGTTTCTCCTGTTCCTGTTGAGGGTGCTACTTGGAATTACTTATCAAAAGGTTTCCATATGGACTCAGGTGCTACTGTAGTAACTATTGGGAATGTATATCAAACAAGTGGAACACCAGCGTTTGAATGTGGAGTTGCTGACTTCAGATTTGACCCTGAAACACAGGAAAATCCTTACTATTTTATCTACTCAAGAAAATACACAGTGTGTTTTGCTGGTGGATTTGATGGTTGGGACATTTATAGAGAGTACAGAACTAACCAAGATAGATTCCAACTCGGAGCTTCAGGTTATTTGGCAGGTGCTTCAGCATCTTCAAGATACCCGACGGCAACAGGACAAGGTCTATTCAAAAGAATAGTTGTGGAAAACAACACTCAGGATTTTGCGAACACAGACTATTATGCTTATTTACTAGGTATTCTAACATATAGAAATCCTGAAGCTACAAACATTAACGTTTTCGCAACTACAAGTATAGATTATTATAACAACTCAAATCTTGTTGAGGAAGCAATTGATATGATTCAATACCAAAGAGCTGACTCTGTTTACATTGCAACTACACCTGACTATCAAATGTTTACTCCTGATGGAACAAATTCATTAGATATAATTTACCCTCAAGAAGCGGTAGATAATCTTGATAATACTGGGATAGATTCAAACTACACTGCAACTTATTATCCGTGGATATTAGTGAGAGATACTGTAAATAATACACAAATTTACTTACCACCAACTGGTGAAGTTTGTAGAAACTTGGCTCTTACAGACAACATCTCTTTCCCATGGTTCGCATCAGCGGGTTACACAAGAGGTCTTGTCAATTCTGTAAAAGCTAGATTGAAGTTGACTCAAGAAGATAGAGATACTCTTTATCAAGGTAGAATCAATCCAATCGCAACTTTTGCTGATGTAGGAACTGTAATTTGGGGTAATAAAACACTTCAAGTTGCTGACACAGCTCTTAACAGACTTAACGTAAGAAGATTATTGTTACAGGCTCGTAAGTTGATTTCCGCAGTAGCTGTAAGATTGTTGTTTGAACAAAACGACCAAGTCGTTAGACAACAGTTCTTGGATAGTGTAAACCCAATCCTTGATTCAATCAGAAGAGATAGAGGTCTTTACGATTTCCGTGTGACTGTTTCTTCCTCACCTGAAGATTTGGATAGAAATACACTTACAGGTAAAATTTACCTTAAACCAACGAAAGCTCTTGAATTCATAGATATAGAATTCTTTATCACACCGACAGGAGCTTCGTTTGAAAATATCTAAAAAAACGGGGGACCTAGTCCCCCTTTTTTCAGCCAATTATGAAGAAGACTTTAATAGAGGGTTTTAAAGACGAAAAAACACCAGATTTAAAATATTATGCGTTTGATTGGGATGACAACATAGTTCACATGCCAACAAAGATTATTCT